ACGACAAAAACCTTGATAAAAGACTAGACGGCGACTAAAGTGCCCGTATGTAGAAGCCAAATCATAAACACAATAACTTATAGGAGTTTATAATATATGGATAGTAACGATACCTTACTAACTATAATGCCCAAATACTCAGACCAATTAAAGCACGAAAAAGAAATGGCTGAGCTAGGGAAACATAGAACAAACAAAAGACGAACCTCACACGTGGAACGTGAGGAAGAATCTGTTACGAGCTACGGAAAAGTTATGGTAGCCAACACAATCAGACCTTTAGCCAATGCCATAGCTGAGTTTATACTAGAGACATCTAAGAAGACTATAGGAAAGCCACCTATTGCTTTCGTTAAAATGTGCGAAGTTTCACCTGAAATATTAGCCTTAATTACTGGCAAACATATCATTAATACAATTACTCAATACAAACCTCTAACTGCAACGTGTATATCACTAGGCGGAAAAGTAGAGACTGAAATAGCTTTAAAGAACTTTAAGTTTTTAAACCCTGAACTTTATGACGCTGTTAAAAAAGATTTAGATAAAAGGTCTTGGAATTATGTCTATAAAAGACGTAAGCTAAGAGAGAGTGCTAAACGTGGTGTTGTTAAATGGGAAGAGTGGACTACACCTGAAAAACTACACGTTGGATTAAAACTAATTGAGATGTTAATTGTCTCAACTGGCTTAATTGAAATTGGTATGGAAACTATCAATCATAAAAAAGCTAAGATTATCAAACAAACACATAAGACTAGAGAATGGATTAAAAATAGAAATAGCTTTAATGAGCTATTAAACCCTGAATACTTACCAACAGTTTTACAACCTAAGATGTGGAGCTCAGTTGTAGGTGGTGGATATTGGACTAAGGAATTACCTGAGTTAGATTTAGTAAAACAAAAGAATAAACATTTTAAAAAAGAGCTTGAGAACTTTGATATGCCTGAAGTTTATAGTGCTATCAATACTATGCAAAGTACACCTTTTAAAATTAATCGGTTTATCTTAAAGGTTATGCAAACAGCTTGGGATAATGGAGACGCTATTGGTGGTATGCCACCTAATAGGAACTTAGATATACCTAATAAGCCACACGATATTGAGACTAATAGAGAATCAAGAAAAGAGTGGAAGAAAAAAGCTGTTATAGCTCATACTGAAAATGCTCGTATGTTTTCTAAAAGATTATTGTATGCTAAAATAATTTGGTTAGCTCAAAAGTTTAAAGACTATGCGACATTGTTCTATCCTTTACAATTTGATTTTAGAGGAAGAGCTTATTGTGTCCCTGCCTTTTTAAACTATCAAAGTATTGGTGGTGCTAAGGCTATGCTTTTATTTTCTAATGGAAAAGAAATTACTCCTGAGAATAGAGGAGAGTTTTGGTTAGCCGTACACGGAGCTAATATGTATGGAGAAGATAAAATCTCCTTAGATGATAGAGTTAAGTGGGTTAATGATAATGAAGATTGGATAGTTAGATGTGCTCAAGACCCTTTTAGAAATAGAGAATGGGAAGACGCTTCTAATGGTTTTCAGTTTTTAGCTTTTTGTGAAGAGTGGAGACGTTATCAAAGTAGATACATAGGAGAGAAGTTTATTTCTTATCTACCTGTTAATGTTGATGGGAGCTGTAATGGTCTTCAATTATATTCTTTAATGTTAAGAGATAGTGTTGCGGGTAAGTTAGTTAATTTAATGCCGACAGATACACCTCAAGACATTTATCAATTAGTTGCTGACGCTGTTAATAAAAAGTTAAAAGAACACGTTGCAGAAGGTAAGCCTTATGCTCAGGCTTGGTTGAAGTATGGAGTTAAGCGTTCTACTACTAAAAGAAGTATTATGACAATTTGTTATGGTTCAACAAGATATTCTTGTACGGACTTTGTTATAGAAGACTTAACGAAAAGACAAGATAAAGGTGAACATCACCCATTTGTTGATGATTTATTTAGACCCGCTTCTTATTTGGCTAGTGTCATTTGGGATAGCATAGGGGATAATTTAAAATCAGCAAGAGTAGGTATGAAATTTCTTCAGGAAATTGCTAAGATTGTTTCAAGAGAACAATTACCTATTCACTGGGTTACACCAGTAGGATTTCCAGTTTATCAATCCTATCCTGAAATGAAGTCTAAAAGAGTTAAAGCTATGCTTATGGGACAAGTTATAAAACCCCGTATCAATGCTGAGACTGATAAGACAGATAAATTGCGTATGTCCAACGGAGTAGCTCCTAACGTGGTGCACTCGGTTGATTCTGCGGGAATGATTAAGACTGTTAATATTGCATATAAAAATGGAATTAAAAACTTTTGTAATGTGCACGATAGTTTTGGTACTACTGCGGGTGATGTAGAAATGTTAAATAAAAGTATAAGAGAAGCCTTTATTGATATGTTTTCTAAGCACGACATACTAAATGAGTTTAGGGAAGATGTCATAAGACAACTACCTGATAAACTAAAAGATAAATTGCCTGAAGTACCCTCAAAAGGCGATTTAGATATTAATAAACTGAGGGAAAGTAAGTTCTTTTTTGCGTAAAAGCATTAAAGTACCCCTACTTAGAACCTATAAAAAGGAGACAAAAAGAAATGGCAAAGAATAGTTATGTCAAGGTTGTATCACCAGTTGGAGTTTCGCAATATGCGTGGCTGACAACACCTGATACTCGTTTTGATGAGACTGGTCATTATAAGACCAACCTTATTTTAAAAGCGAAAGATGCTCAACCATTAGTAACTCAAATTAATGCTGAGATTAAAAAAAGTCTTACTCTTGCTAAAGAGAAGGCTAAAGGAAAATCTATTAAACAAGCTCCTAGTCCTTTTGAAGATGAATTAATTGATGGTAAGCCATCAGGAAATGTTATCTTTAAATTTAAGACTAAGGCAAAAATTATAACTAAAGATGGTAAAGTAATACCTAATAGAGTTGCTTTGTTTGATAGCACGGGGAAACCTATGATTGACGCAAATGTTTGGTCAGGTAGTGAAATGAAAGTATCAGCAGAATTGATACCTTATTACACAGCTATGGCAGGAGCAGGTGTATCAATGAGACTAAGAGCAGTTCAAATAACTAAGTTAGTTGAAGGTGGCTCTAGTAATGCTAAAGGTTATGGCTTTGATAAAGTTAAAGATGGCTATGAACAACCTGAAGCAGTAGCAGTAGTAGAAAATGTATCGCAGGAAGCTACGTCTGACTTCTAAGCAAGTCGGATTAAGATACGGATTTCGTTCAGGCTTAGAAGAGTCTATAGCGAAAGAACTAAAAGAAAATCGTGTAGCGTATGAATTTGAAAAGACTAAGTTGAAATATACTAAGCCTCAAAAAGTTCATACCTATACGCCTGATTTTCATTTAACAAAGAAAAAAATTTTTATAGAAACAAAAGGATTATTTACCACTCAAGATAGACAGAAAATGAAATTGATTAGGGAGCAATACCCTAATTTAGATATTAGATTTATATTTTCTAATTCAAGAGCTAGGATAAGTAAGAAATCAAAAACAACTTATGGAATGTGGTGCGAAAGATATGGATATGAATATGCCGATAAACACGTTCCTAAAGAATGGTTATGAGTAATATAAGAAAAGAAACTAAATATATTGTCATACACTCTTCTGAAACTAATCCAACACAGAATTTTGACGTAAAGGATATTGACATACAGCACAGAAAAGAAGGTTTGTTCTCTTGTGCATTTCACAAAGTCATTACTAGAAAAGGTGAAGTGCAAGATGGAAGAGAAATACAAATCGCAGGTGCTCACGTTGATAGCTCTGTTAAATTGTCAAATAAAAATTCTATTGGTATCTGTCTAATCGGTGGACAGACAATAGATGGTAAGCCCGATTGTAATTTTACTTTTAAACAATATGGAGCTCTTATAGAGTTAATCCGTGATTTAAAAAAAGATTATAAAGAGGTTACAATAGTTGGTCATAGAGATATGGCTGACTCCTTATCTCCGCATTTTAACGTAAGTGAATTGCTGAGGTAGTTTGTTTGTACCCCTTGAGAGAGTATATAATACTCAACGGAAAATCTTAAATGATTGGAATTGTGAGGCTAAAGCTCTCAAGGGGGAAATATTTAACAGGAAAATTTTTATGGAAAATCAGGAAAGCAACTTTTTATATCACACGCCCTGCAATAATTGCGGTTCGTCAGACGCTAATTCAGTTTATGATGATGGACACTCTTATTGTTTCTCGTGTAACACTACAACAAGAGGAAATGATTTGGAACAACCAGTAAAAGAAAAAACAAGTAAAGAATTTATAAGTGGAGAACTTACTCCTTTAACAAAAAGAAAAATAGATTTAGACACAGTAAGAAAATTTAATTATCAAACTGGTGCGTGGTTTGGAAGACCAGTTCAGATAGCAAATTATTATGATAAAGATAAAAAATTAGTAGCACAAAAATTAAGAAACCCTGATAAGACCTTTCAATGGCTAGGGGACGCAAGACAATCAGGTTTATTTGGTCAGCATCTTTGGAGAGATAAAGGCAAAATGATTATCGTAACTGAGGGAGAAATAGATTGCCTTAGCGTTAGTAAAATTAATTCAAATAAATTTCCAGTAGTAAGTGTTAAGAGTGGAGCACAAGGAGCTAAAAAAGATATTCAAAGAGAGTTAGAATTTTTAGAAGGATTTGATTCAGTAGTCTTAATGTTTGACCAAGATGAACAAGGTAAACAAGGAGCTATAGAATGTGCAAAATTATTCTCACCTAATAAAGCTAAGATATGTAGTCTACCTTTAAAGGACGCTAATGAAATGTTATTAGCTAATAAGACTAGAGAATTAGTAGATTGTATATGGTCTAGTAAATCATATAGACCTGATGGAATAGTTTTAGGTGCAGATTTATGGAATGAAATTAAAAAAGAAGATACTTATGTAAGTGTTGATTACCCATTTGAATGTTTAAATACAAAAACACACGGGTTAAGAAAAGGTGAACTTGTTACGATTACCGCAGGTACAGGTATAGGTAAGAGTTCATTTTGTAGACACGTTGCATTACATCTATTAAATAAAGAATTTAGTGTAGGTTATATAGCTTTAGAAGAAAGTGTTAAGCGTAGTGCTCTAGGAATTATGGGGGTTGCTCTTAAAAAACCTTTACATCTAACTAGAGAAGGAACAAATGAAGGAGAACTTAAAAAAGTTTTTAAAACAACGATTGGTAATGGGAAATTTTATCTCTACAACCATTTTGGTAGCACTCTTGCTGATAATTTATTATCTAAAATAAGATACTTAGCAAAAGCGTGTAATGTAGATTTTGTAATCCTTGACCATTTACATATGGCATTGTCAGCATTAGGTGATGCACATACAAGTGACGAAAGAAAATTAATTGATTATACTGTTCAAAAATTAAGAACGCTAGTAGAAGAAACTGGTATTGGTTTAATATTAGTCTCACATCTTAGACGTTCAGAAGGAGACAAAGGTTTTGAAGATGGTAAGAGTGTTGGTTTAAATGCGTTACGAGGTAGTCAAAGTATTGCTCAACTATCCGATATAATTATTTCAATGAATAGAAATTTACAAGCCAAAAATAATCTTGCTCAAGTAAATATTTTAAAGAATAGATTTTCAGGTGAAACAGGACACGCTTGTAATCTTTATTATGATTTAAGTACAGGTTGTTTAAGTGAAGTTAAAGGAGATATATCTGATGAGTTTTAATCCACTTTTTAAAACTTCTAAAGCTATGGAATGGACTGCTTATGTTTTGGAAGCTGTAGGTAAAGCAAAAAAATATAATAAACACGTCTTTTTAGATGTTGGAAGAGAGAGTACCGCTTTTATGATGGAAGATGCTTTAACACAGATGGCTATGAATGGAGAGATGGCGGCTTGGAGAGTAGAAGTTAGATTACATACATTACAATGATGAATTTTCCTTTTGATAAAATGATGTTTATGATGTTTGTTTTTATTACGTTGTATTTAGTTATGGAGATTATATTTTAAATGAAAAAGAAAACAAGTGAACCTCTTATAGTTGGTAACAAAAGATATTATAAATATAAAATTATATGGGAAGACATAGTTGGAGATTCAACATTAGCAACTGAAAATGAATTTAGTAAAATGACTTGTGCCGATGTGCATACTGAGTGTTGGATATTTGATAAGACACTTGATTATGTTTATTCTTTTGCAAGTTATTATATTGAGAATGGAGAAATAGAATTTGGAGATAGAAATATCTATCCCCGTAGCGTAATAAAGAAAATGATAAGGATATAAATATGGCTGATTATCAAAAATTATTGGAAATGTGGAGAGAAGAAAAAAAGAAACGTCAAGAAGCTGAAGGAGAGAATACAATCATAAAAGGAATTGGTAGTAATTCTCCTGAAATGAAAGCATTACAAGCTGAAAATGAAAAGTTAAAAGCAGATTTAGCTAGAGCTAAAGAAGACCACCAGTTTGATAATTTAGTACACGCCAAAGAATTAAAGGAATTAAATAAAAAATGAAATATTGTTTTGATATAGAGACAGATGGTTTTTTAAACCAGTGCACTAAAGTACATTGTATAGTATTAAAAGATATTGATACTAATGAAATAAAAAAAT